CAGAGGACAACACACTTGGACTGATTTAACTGGTGTTCGATACGCAGCACTAGGTACTTCTAAAGTGCTAGTTATTTATTATGAAGGAGCGTTTTATGATATTACTCCTTTAGAGACCCCTATTACCGGTTTTACTTTTAGTTCTACTACTGGATCCACCACAGTGACTCTTAATAAAGTAGCTCATGGAGTTGCAAACGGTTCTTATATTATTTTTACTAGTATTACCTTACCTACTGGTGGTGAAACAGGTTTTTCAGCTAGTCAATTTACTAACAATACTTATGAAGTTACTTCCACAGATGATGATGATTTTACTATTACTATGTCTACTACCGAATCTGGTTCCGGTATGTCTACACAAGGTTCTGCAACGGTTACGCCTTACGTAACTATAGGTCCTGTGTTTGAAACTCCCGCTTATGGATTTGGAACAGGTGGTTATGGTTTAGAGGCATGGGGAACAGCAAGATCTTCTTCTACGGTGGTATTAGATCCGGGTTCATGGTCCCTGGACAATTATGGACAGTTACTAGTTGCAACCGTAAGGAATGGTGCAACCTATACTTGGACTCCTTTAGAAGGGGACCCTAATGCATTAACGACTAGAGCAGCTATCGTAGCAAATGCTCCTACTAGATCATTGATGAGTTTGGTATCTGATAGAGATAGACATTTATTTTTAATGGGAACAGAAACTACTGTCGGAGATTCTACTACTCAAAATAGAATGTTTGTACGTTTTTCTAATCAAGAAGATATTAACACTTGGAACCCTACTGCAACCAATACGGCAGGTACCTTTACGTTAGACCAAGGAAATGAAATTGTAACAGCCGTACAAGGAAAAGATTATGTCCTAATACTCACGGATCAAGCAGCTTATGTCATACAATTCGTAGGACCACCTTATACTTTTTCTTTACGACAAGTGGGTTCTAATTGCGGATGTTTAGGACAACACGCTGCTGTCTTTGCACAAGGAGCTGTTTATTGGATGGGATTTGGTGGTGGATTTTTTATGTATGATGGAACGGTAAAACAATTACCTTCCTTAGTAGAAGATTTTGTATTCACAACTCGAGGAGGAGGCCTGGGAATTAATTATGATGCAAGTCAAATTACTTACGGATATCACAATACTTTATATAATGAGGTAGGTTGGTTTTATGCCTCTGATACTTCTCAACAAATTAATAGAAACGTTGTGTTTAATTTTATCGAACAAAGTTGGACAACCGGTTCCCTAGCTAGAACTACGTATGCAGATAGTGATACCTATAATCTACCTTATGCAACAGAATTTAATATAACAGGAACTCCTTCTTTTCCAGGAATTCAAGGGGTAACCAATAGGTATGGTTCTTCTCAATACTGGGCACAAGAAACAGGGAATAATGAAGTAGATTCCTTGGGAGCAACTACCGCTATTAGTTCTTATATTTTATCGGGAGATTATGACCTATCGGAACAGGGTCTGGCAGGAGAAGGAGAATATATTATGCGAGTATCTAGATTTATTCCTGACTTTAAAAATTTAGAAGGCAACGCAAAAATAACTTTATTCTTTAGAGATTACCCAGCTCAATCGAGTCAAAGCGATGCGAATGGACCTTTGGTTACTGGTCCTTTTACTATTACAACTTCTACCAATTTTATAAGTACTAGGGTTAGAGGAAGACAGGTAAGTTTAAAAATTGAGAATGAAAATTTAGACGAGGCTTGGCGTTATGGTACACTGAGATTAGATATTCATGCTGGAGGAAGAAGATAATGGCATTAATATCAGCAGTTATACCAGAACCAACACCGGAGTATGATGTTTCCAACCAAAGACAACTTAATGAAGGGTTGAATACTTTAAAGAATGAGTTAAATTTTGGTTATCAAGAATCTGTAAAAAATGAAATAATAAGAATGGAGTGGTTTCTAAGCTAATGGCTAATTTTTATAAAAATCAAGGTTTTGATTTAACTACTACTAATTTAACTACGATATTAACGATTGACGCTAGTTCCGTTGCAATTATAAAAAGTATTAGTGTAACTAATCAACACAGCGGTAATGTGCTGACAGAAGGGTATGTAAATGATTCTTCTGCTAGTTTGGACTATGAGTTTTTTCACAAAATACTAGCTGCGGATACTACGGACCAAGCTGCTGGACAAGTCTTGAACTTAGAGGCAGGAGATGGTATAAAGTTTCAAGCAGATACTGCTAATACCATACGAGGTGTTATCAGTTATTTGTTAATTAATAGATCTCAAGAGAATGGATAACCTAGTAAAAATAGAGACAGAAACAAAACATACTTTTAGAAGTAAATCTACTAACAAGACTTACGATTCTAAAGAATTGTTTTTAGCGAACCACTCAGAAGAGGACTTAGCAATAGATACTGCGGTCACTGTGACCAACAAAGGATTAAACTTATTACAAAAAGTAATGGGACAAAAATAATGCAACCACTTGGTGGAACGGAACTGCAGATGCAGTTCTTAGAAAGACATGTAAGTAAAGAACTATTGGATCAAGTACAGATTACCACTTCTGTTCCAGAAAAAATACCTTTACATCCTAGCAAAGTTAATATTCTTTGGCAACATAATTCCTATGATCAACCTAATTTAGCATCTTGGTTTAAAGATAAATCTAACCATTCTAAATATGATTGGTATGTATTTAATAGTCATTGGAACTATGAGAAATTTAGAATGATGTTTGACATTCCTTGCGAACGATCTACGGTTATTAAAAATGGTATAGACTCTATCACACCCAGAAACCTTGAATATAAATCAGGGGATCCTATTAAATTAATATTCCATCCTACTCCATGGAGAGGATTAAACGTGATGCTAGCAGCTATGCAATTGGTTACCAATCCACTGGTATCATTAGATGTTTATTCTAGCTGCGAGATTTATGGAACTGCTTTTAAAGAAGTTAATGATAAACATTATCAAGGTCTATACGATCAAGCTAAAGAATTACCTAATGTAAATTACATTGGGTATAAACCAAATAAATACATTTTAGAGAATTTACATAAGTATCATATATTTGCTTTCCCTAGTATCTTTGAAGAGACTTTTTGTATTTCTGCAGTAGAAGCTATGGCAGCGGGTCTGTATACTATTACTACAGATTATGGAGCTTTGTTTGAAACCTGCGCTGAATTTTCTACTTATGTTCCTTATCAAAAAAATTATGAAAATTTAGCAAAACAATTTGCTTATGCTATTAATGCTATTGCAAATAAATTAAATTCTGATGGAGTGAAACAACACTTACAAAACCAGATCAATTATATGAATCAATATTATAATTGGACTAAACAGGGAAATGCCTGGACCAACTTTTTGAAAGGAGCTATTAATGCAAAATCCAAGTAAACCTATCTGGATGAATAAAAAGACAGAGGTACCTAACGTTAGTACATTACCCTCTATCTTTGTAGCAACTCCAGTTCATAGTGAATGCTCTATTCACTACACACAAGCGTTATTAGCTTTTCAACAAAAATGTATGTCTAATGGTATTTTAGTTTCTTTTACTTTATTAAAATCTTCCTTAGTAACTCAAGGTAGGAATTTATGTGTTAATACTTTTATGGAAGAATCCATAAAACATCCTTACTCTCATATGTTGTTTATTGATTCAGATATTGAATTTTCTTTTGAGACTATTATGAAATTAGTTGCAGCAGATAAAGATATTGTTGCAGCTCCGTATCCTTTAAAAGACCTGGACTGGGAAAAGATAGCCAAACGAATTAAACATAAAAACATTACCGATGGAAACACTATGTCTAAACAAGGTTTTACCTGGCCTCTTAAACTAGAGGGAAAAAATGAGGTAAAGGTAATTGGGGGAGTAGCAGAAGTAACCCATGCTCCTACGGGATGTATGTTAATCAAGAAACAAGTGTTTAAAAAAATGATTAAAGAACTACCTGAATTAAAAATCAATCAACCTACCGTCCTCAATGGTAAGATGGTGGAAAAAGAGTTTATGTATAATTTCTTTGACTGTTACCATGAACCAGAAACCAAGAAGTATTACGGAGAAGATTTTGGCTTCTGCAAACGATGGGCTGAAATAGGTGGTAAATGTCATATTTTAGTTGATGAATATATTACCCACATTGGTGAATACAGGTTTACAGGTCGTTTGATGGATGATCTTGATTTTAAAAAAGATTGACCTAGACAAAAAAACGAAGTAAAGTATATGTTTTCAGGACTTTGCACCTGCCTTATTGTTAACAATTTTAAAGGAATATGATATCTAGATCACAGATGAATAGACAATTTTATAATATGGGCGGAGAAGGAATGCAAGATGAACAATCTATGCAAGATAATCAAGATATGATGCAAGCATCTCCTCAGCAGATGCAAGCTCAACCGCAAGCTAAACCACAAATGGATCCACAACAAGCAATAGTTACTATTGTTAAAATGTTAATGGATGAAGGTATTCCACAAGAAGAAGCAATTAGAATTGCAAAACAAATGATTCAAGCGGTTGCACAAGGGGGTATGCAAGAAGTATCCGATGAGAATAGAGTTCAAGCGAGATTTGGTGGAAGAATGGGTTATGCTTCCGGAGGAATTGGAAGATTAGTAGATAGAGAACAATATGGATTCGGCAGTTTTTTTAAAGGAATAACTAAAGGAATTTCAGGAGCCGTTAAGGGTGTAGCTAATGTTGTTAAAAAAGTTGCGTCAAGTGATTTAGGAAAAATGGCTTTAATGGCTGCAGCTATTTACGCGGGCGGTGGTGGATTTGGATTATCTCCTGGAGGTTTTTCATTAACTGGAGCACCTGCATTTGGATCTGAAGCGGCTACTTCTGGACTTTTAGGAGGAGGTGGACAATTTGGTTTAGGTAATTCTCTTTTAGGAAATAGTCTTACACAAGGAGTTAATCAATTATTACCAGCTTCTTTTGGTTCAGTTGGAAGTGTAGCTAGTAGTTTAATACCAGGTACAGGATCTTTGATAGCGGGTGGAATAGGAGCAATAGGTGGAGCGATGTCTGGTGGACAACCGGAACAAAAACCTGGTGAGTCTATGGAAGAATATACCGCAAGAGTAGAACAATGGAAAACAACTTTAAATGCAAATTTACAAAACACTGCTGGTGCTTCTAGATATCAACTTCCGTCTAGTGCTAATAATCCTTATTACGGGGTGCGAGCGGCTAATGGTGGAAGAATAGGTTATCAAGGAGGTGGAATAGGAAATATAATTTCAGAGGCTACTCAAGAAGGTTTTTTTAGTCAACCACAAATGCCTATGATGGCACAAGGTGGAAGAATGGGTTACGCATATGGAAATTCTGTCCAAGATGGTATCATGGCAGCTCCTCAAATAGCAGATCAAATGGGAATGCCTGTAGGTAATCCTAGACAAAATCAAAGTGGAGTATCTGAACTAGATTATAGAGATCAGGGTGGATTTGTTCCGCCAATTGGTATAAAAGAAAAAGAAGATGATATTCCAGCAATGTTATCTAATAATGAATTCGTGTTTACAGCTGATGCAGTTAAAAATGCAGGTGGAGGAGATCCAAATGTTGGAGCTCAGAAAATGTACGCTATGATGAAACAACTTGAAAATGGAGGAATGGCATAATGGCCGAATTACAACAAACTCAGATACTACCAGCAGATTTTATAAAAGCAGCCGGTGAAACTTATTTAGGGGATCTATCTAGTGCAGTAGGAGGCATTAAAGGTTTAGACATGTCTAAACTATACGGCAATCAATTTGTTGCTGGACAGAGTCAATTACAAGGACAAGCGGAAGGATTAGCTTCAGGACTTGGAGGATATCAACCTTATTTACAAGCGGCGGAACAAAATTTAGGACCTACAGCTTATCAACAATACATGTCCCCTTATCAACAAGATGTGATGGATACCACTTTATCTCAATTTGATCGTCAAGCTCAAATTGGAGCTCAACCCATGGCAGCTAATCAAGTTGCTCAAGGAGCATTTGGTCAAGGAAGAGGACAAGTTCAAGCAGCTGAATACCAATCAAACAGTGATATGAATAGAGCTGCTCTTCAAGCTAATTTATTAAACCAAGGTTATGGTCAAGCTCAAAACATGGCACAAAACCAATTTGCAAATCAAATAAATTTAGGTCAACAAAATCAACAATTATTAGGCCAACAAATGGCAGGTCTTTCTACATTAGGAGCACAACAACAAGCTCAAACTCAAGCAGGATTAACTGCAGATCAACAACTAGCGTATCAACAAGGTTATCAACCTTTACAAGCTGCTAACGCTTATGGTGCGGGTGTTACTGGTTTAATTGCTGGATACCCAGGACGAACTGAAATGCAACAAACTCCATCTCCAACTGCCTTGCAGACTGGATTGGGGGCTGCTTCAACATTAGCTGGAATTTACAAAGCGTTTAATCCTTCTTCAGGAAATGTTTTTAAGATAGGATAGGTACAGGAAAATAATGTCTAAAATTTTAAAAAGACCTATGTTCAGAAAAGGTGGACCTACTAACGAAGGTATTGTTAGTATGGCAGTTCCTAGAGGAAAATATGCAGAAGGGGATTTGGCAAGAAATGCAGAAGAGTACGCTGGAATTGCGCAGAAAATAATGGAACCTAGTCAATCTTCTTACGATCCATCTTCTAAATTTTTAATAGATTTCGGATTGGATGTTATGAGTAGAAGACCTACCGGTGGTGGGGGACTTAAAGGATTTCTTTCTACCGCTTCACAGTCGGCTAAAAAACCAGTTGAGAATTTATACGCAGGATTAGATAAACAAGATGCAGAAAAAAAACAATTAAAATTATTTGGTCTTCAACAAGCTTTTGCTCAGAGATTAGCACAAGATAAAAATACAGGGTATAATCCATATCAAAAAGGAAAAACACCTATTGATGAGATTAATGCCTTAGCTCAAAAATTAAAAAATGAATACAAAGATGAAATTACTTTTTCTCAAGCTAAAAATGTATCTAAATTAAATTATATTAAAGACAGAAAATTAGATAATCTTAGTAAAGAAATAAAACAAGTAGTTGAAAACATAGATCCAGATATTGATTTTCTAAGGACTAAAAATTTTGAAAAAAGTAAAGACGGTTTCTTAGTATCACCACCACCTAGATCAATTAATGGAAAAACTACCTCACCATACAAAGTAGGAAAAACTTATTTTAATCCAAGTGATAATATAATTTATTTATATATAGATAATAATACATTTAAACCGGTAAGCCCGCCTATTACTAGTTTATTCCAATAAGGAGGTCCCATGGCTGACGAAAGAGAAGACCTACCCACCTTCGATGAGTTCGGAGATATAGTTGAAACCATTCAAACGGATCAAGAAGGCACTACTTATAGCCAACCTAGAAAATGGATTGGTCCAAAATTTAGAGGACGTCCCCCAGAAATTAAAGGAGAAGAGTACGCAGATTTAAGAACATTAGATGAAATCATTGCAGCAGGTACTGCAGAAAGAAGTCAGGATATTAATGTACTTACTAGTGTAACAGGAGCACTTTTAAGTGGTTTAGTAAAAATTCCCTATGGATTTGTATCTTTAACTGCAGAGATAGCGGATGCATTGAAAGAAGATAATATTAAATTAAGTGAAGGTTACGCTGCTAAATTAGAAAAAACTTTTAAGGACTCTGTATTAGGTAAGTTAACAGGAGTCGCAGAAGAAGCAGCCAGAGATACTGCTGTAGGTGCACTTACCGAAATGTTTACTCAATTATATGGGGCAGCGAGAATGGGCGCATCCGGTGTAATTAAAGCAGGACTCAAAGCAAAACAAGTTTCCAATGCTTATATTAATGCAGCTAAAGCAGATAAATTAATAACTCCTAATAAAAATATTCTTAAAGCTCAATTAAAAGCAAATCAATGGAATCAGTTAAGCGGAAAACAAAAATTTTCTGCAGTGGCTATTGGCGGTGGTGCCGGAACTGCGATGGTAACCGATATTGAAACTATTGGATCCTGGGGAGATAAATTTGGTGGACCCACTAAATTAGATAGACAAATTAAACCAGGAGCTAAAGATGATGCTATAAGAAAATTAGCCAATCGATTTAGAATAGGGGTGGAGGACACTATGATTAGTGTACCCATTATGTATGGGGTGGGAAAAATAGCACAAGCATTGTCTACTAGAGGGAAAGATATGGCCTTTAGTAATAGCGAAATAGATCAATTAGTGGATAAATATATAGGTGCTCCTTTTAGAGCACGAGGTGGTAAATCATCCGAATTGTACGAAGGATTAAAAAGAGTAGAAGGAAAAATTACATCCAGTCAAGTGACGGCTAAAGACTTAATCGTAGATATTGATAAAACTCTATTTAACATTGCAAAAGAAGCTAAAATTGGAAAAGGAACTCTTGAAATAAAAAGATTAGTAGGAAGGTTAGATGAATTATTAACTTCTGGAGACGACATAGTTAAAAACGGTAAGTTAGTGTTTACATCTTTTCCTGCAAAAAAATTAGATCAATTCACAGAATTTGCAAAAGAAATTGGTTTAAACGGTAATCAAGTCAATTCTTTAGTAGGAGAAATGATGAAAGCTAGAAATCAATTTAATGTTTTTAAAAATACGTTGTTAAATGGCGGAAATATTACTACAGCAAGCAATAAATTTGGCGAAATTATGTCGGAACGTATGAGAAATATTTTTACGTCTGAATATAAAATATTTACAGACGACAGCATTCTTCCTTTTCAAAGGTATAAACCTACGGCAGAAGCAATGGATCAATTAAAAAATATGTTTAAACGGTATGGACTTGAAAACGGAGTCAAATTAGATGATGTTGAATTAACTATTGTGGCTAATAACATAGTTAAAAACGTAAAACTAAATCCATTAACTAAAACTCCTGAATTTATCGTTAGTAGATTAAGTGTTTTAGATGACAAACAGTCTCAATTAGTAAACATAGCAGATAATATTATAGGAGGTAGATTTAAACCTACTGATTTTGTAAAAACAGAAGCAGACTTAAGACAACTACAAAGACTGTTTGGTCAAAAAAGAGATTTAAGAAGTACTATAGTTAATACTATGCAAGACTTAGGAACCTTAACTGCCAAAGATGAATTTTATCAAAGTATGTTAAAGACTAGTGATGACTTGGTTAAGCGAGGGGAACGCGGTATTGCTTATCCTACTAGAATAGAAGCGGAAAAAGCTTTTCCTACTAAAATAGTTATTGAAGATCCAGGTTTAAAAATTCAATCTTCTTTACAAGAAGACGTTTGGGCTAATCCAATAAACGGAAGATTTACTACAACCGAATATGACGACGCATTGAAATTTACAGAAAATTTATTAATGGATAATGTTGCTAAAAACATAGTTTATCAACATTTAATTTTAATTCCAAAAGGATTAACTCAAATATCTAAAACTATTTTAGGACCTTTTGCCCATACTCGTAACTTTTTAACTTCTTCTTTATTTGCTTCAGGTACCGGAAATTTGACAAAGAACCCAATAACTAGCTTAAGGAGTTTCAAAAAAGCATGGAATACAATACAACCTCAATTACTATACAGAAACACTCCTAAAGATCAAAGGTTATACAAATTTTTATTGGATGAAAATGTAGTTAGTTCCAGTATGAACGCTAGTGAAATTGCCGGAATGTTAGATGACATGGGTAAAGGTGGAGATATATTTATGAAATTTTTTGGTTCGTTTGGAAAAGGAATAAAAAAAACCTATAAGATAGCGGCAGATCTATATGTTGCGGAAGATGATTTTTGGAAAGTGTTTAACGTACTACAAGAAAACGACACATACACCAACGCTTATAAAGCTGCATTCAAAAAAGGAACTATAGCTAAAATGCCAACTGAATTAGAACTTCTTAGAATGGCTACTAAAATTGTAAGGGACACGGTGCCTAATTATTCTAGAGTAGGTGATTTTGTTAAAAACATGAGAAAAACTCCTTTTAGTAACTTTGTGTCGTTTCCTGCAGAAGTAACTAGAACTGCCGGAAATATTTATTCTTTGGGACTAAAAGAAAGTGCAGACCCTGTTCTTTCCTATGTAGGTAAAAAAAGATTAATATCTTTTGGAGCAACGGTGGGTGGAATAATTCCTGCAACAAACTATATCTTACGAGGGTTATATGGAGGAACCGAAGAAGTAGAATCTGCTATTAGAACTTTATCGTTAGCACCCTATGCGAAAGGAACTAGTTTGTTTATTACTAGAGACGAGGATGGAACTTGGAAGTACATAGATGCCAGTGGAGCTTTTGTCTATGATACCGTTACTAATCCTATTCAAGCTGTAATTGCTCAAACTGCACAAGATAGAACTTTTAAACCGGGAACGCCTTTAAAGGTAAGTGTATTTGATGGATTAGCTCAAGGATTTAAACGATTTATAGCTCCTTATTTTGAACCATCCATTTGGTATGAAACTATGCTTAGTTTATATGCAAGAAACGGACAGACTTCAGAAGGAAATAATTTATGGAATCCGGAGGCTCCTGATGGAGAAAAATTTTCAAAAGCTTTAAATTATACACTTAAAAATACAGCTCCTCTTTCCTATCAACAAATGGAACGTTTAATTTTATCTTTACAAAACAAGCCAAATATACGTGGTCAAAAATTTAATGTGTATGATGAACTTGCTGGAATGTATGGGCTTAGAGCTATGAAGGTAGAACCTGAAAAAAACATTGAATTTAAAATCTATGAATTTAAAAAAGGAATTAGAAATACAAGAGGATTACTAACTAGTGATACTTTAAAAGGTGGTGAAATTTCTAGCAACGATATTATTCAAAGGTATATCGTAGCTAACGCACAGAGATATAAAGTCATGGATAAAATGGCTAATGAAATTGAAGCCGGTTATACCTTGGATATGTCCGCGGAAAGTATGCGTAAACAGTTTGATGAAAGACAAGAACGTAACGCTTTTAATAAAATTTCACGAGGGTATTTTTATCCATTTGAAATATCTAAACCTATTCAAAAAAAATACAAAGAACAGTACCAAAAATTAGAGGATAATTTTGATAACTTAACATTTGATGAGCCCTACGATGATGCTACCAAAGACGTTGTTAGAGAGTTGAGAAACGCAATGAAAGATATACCTCTAGGAGCAGATTTCTATGATTATATTAATCCTAAAGACTGGATGTTTGACGATAGACAAGGCTCGCTTCCAGGAGCTAGCAGCGAGCAGCAGGTGACTCAGGTGCCACCTTTAGCTCCGCAACCTATGCCGAATCCTCAAATAATTAGCCCTCCGATGCCGCAGATGTCACAATTAAATCAAGGGTTGACGCCGAGTGAGAATGCTTTATTAAGTGAAAGTGAGAAACAAATTAGACTGCAACACAGAGGATTAAGTTAAATGGCAAACGGTAAAACACCAAAAACAACTGGAGAGCACTTAGTGGCTTTATATGGCCATGTTACAGGTTTAAAAAAAGATATTAACGTTATTAAAACAAATCATTTAAAACACATGGGTTGTTCTATTTCTAAAATAGAAAAAAAAGTAGAAAGTACAGAAAGTAAAATAAACAAACTTTTATACATTTTGATAGCTGGATTATTGGCTGCAGTTCTTGCAATTTTTAAATCTACTGGCAACTAACGGAGAACGAGATGGCGGGCGAAGTATTAGTTCATAAACATTTAATTATTCGCGCTGAAGCAGTAAGTCCCCCAATGGATGTTGCATTCCTAACTAATTGGTTAGGAGATTTTATTAAATCTATTAACATGAAAGTTTTAATGGGTCCTTATGTTGTTTATCATGACGTGCCAGGTAATCGTGGAATTACGGGAGCAGCCATTATTGAAACATCTCATATTGTTATGCATGTTTGGGATGAACCATCTCCAGCAATAATGCAATTTGATGTATATTCTTGTGGGGCATTTGATCCTGAGACTATTTGCAAAAAAATTACAAAAGATTTTGAAGTTATTAAAATAGACTATAAATTTTTAGATAGAGAAAATAACTTAACAGATATTGGTGGTGGAACCATTAAACCATTATCAAATTATAATGAAAAAATAAAAGAACAGGCAGAAAAAATATTATTTAATAATAGAAAAGAAGTAGACATCAATACCGATGGATCTGGATACACTATCAAAGAGGGATCTAACAAAGGAAAAACATTGGGTCATATACAAATTCCAACTAAATATCTTTAAAAAGTCTTCCATATCTCAACGTAGACATGCGAGATAGACGCTTGACAATACGGCAGTACCTCCCATATATGGCTAATTACAACTATAATAAATTAATGATACCTTATAATTCTGAAGAATGGATATTTATATCCACTCCTTTAATTCCTCACCCATAACTTGGGTGGCTATATTTACTTTGTCTCGTAATGCTTTAACTATTTTTTCATCTATAGTTTTTTCTGCAATCAAATCAATGTAAGTCATATTTCTAGTTTGACCAATACGATCTATTCTAGCTTCCGATTGTTGTCGTTTTTCTAAGTCATATCCATTAGAATAATAAATCATGGTAGACGCGCCGGTTAAGGTAATTCCATAACCCCCCGTTTGTGGAGTACCTACAACGAAACGAACAGGACTCTCTGGATCTTGAATAGACTTAATTGCTTTTTGTCTGTCGTCCGTAGTCGTATCTCCATAATAAGTAACTACCGTGTTGTCCCCATATTCTTTTTTAATGGCTGATACAATTACTTCAATGTCATAACGGTAGTGGGCCCAAATAACTGCTTTTCCTTCCATTTCTGATAACACATCCATGAGTTCATCTAATCTATTGTTTTTTAATTTTTGAACAGTTCCGTCGTCAGATTTGAAATGCCCACATGTAATTTGATGTAATCGCATAATTTGTGTGATAGCATTTACCGTAGTGGTTAATTTTCCATTGAGTTCAGCAAGAGCAAGTTTTTTCATTTGGTCATAAACTTTTTGTTGTTCATCGGTCAATTGAATGATTCGTTTCATAAATGTTTTTGCTGGCAAATCTAAACAATCATCTTTTAAACATCTAAATGAAAATGGTTTTAATTGATTGGATAGTTCCCCTAAATTTCTATAGCCACTAACAATTTGAATCATTCTTCCGCTAACATTAATTTGTCTCATGATGGCGTATCTAGTTTTAAAACTATAGTAGGACTGTTGATCTAACAACCATGGGTCTAAAAAATAACATTGAGTAAATAAATCTAAAGGGGATTTGGTAACCGGTGATCCAGTTAAAATTCTTTTGTATTTAACATCTTTACCTAAATCAATAATAGTTTTAGTTCTAATAGCCGTAGGATTTTTAATAGTAGTAGATTCATCAACTGCCATCATAGATGCATGGCAAGATAAAAATTTAGCTGCAAATATTTTTCCCTTTTTAGTAGACAATGCTTCCACGTTCATGATCAAAATATGAAGATCGTCGGAAGACTTAAATAATTTATTAAGTTCTTCTTCTTTCTTTTTTCCTGCTCCCGATTCCCATAACACCATTTCTTTTTCTATGTGCTCTGGCATATGATCTGGTATCTGTTCATCATGCCAGGTTTTATAAACACCTTTAGGAGCTACAATAAGAGCTCCATTAATCTTACCTTTATCGTAAAGCATGGCAATATTATCAATAAGAACCTTAGATTTACCAGTCCCCATTTCCATGAAATAGGCAAATACTTTTTTATCCCAAGACATTTCAAGCGCTTTTAATTGATGTGCAAAAGGCTTGCTTTTAAACTTATAATGCATAATAATTTATTCTTTCTATTGAAAAGATATATAGATTAGTGTATGTAAAGTCAAGAAATGAATAATACAGTATACGTCATACAAGATGTCCCTGGTAGTAGGGAAGGTAGGCCAAAAATTAATATTATTGGTGCTTCCCAATTTGGCACGTTGAAAGTTTTATTACCCGAGAATGCACAAATGATTTTGAGTGCAGGACCTTTAATTTTTAAATTACGAAAACTGCTACAAAATTACACACCCCAAGATTACTTATTATTAACAGGAGATCCGGCTATTATTTGTGTTGCCGGCTCTATTGTTTCCGATATTACTAACGGTAAATACAACTTATTGAAGTGGGATAAACAGGAAAGAAGATATTATCCAATTGAAATTGACTTATATCAAAAAGTTAGTTCGGAGGCTTGACAAACGTATTTTAAAGGATTATATATTAGAAAGAATATTAGAAAGGTTATAACATGAACATAAATTTTAGAGACGACAAAATAGATTCGATGAAAGCAGTGGTTGATCCAAAACAACTTACCGATAAAGTTCATCAATTAAAAAATTTAGAAGATGAAATTGAAAACGCAGAAGACGGCGTTAAAAAATTAAAAGAACAAGCAAGAGTTTTAGCGGAGTTTGAAATTCCGGCTATAATGAAAGAAATGAACATTACAAAATTAAAGCTAAAAGATGGTGAGTCTGTAGAGGTAAAACCTTTTTACAGCGCATCTATTCCTGAAGATAGACAACAGGAGGCTTTTGAATGGCTTCGCAATAACGGTCGAGGTGATATTATTAAAAATGATATCACTGTTACCTTTGGTCGTGGCGAAGATAACAAGGCGGCAACTTATGCTGTCCTTGCACGAGGTCAGGGTTTTGAACCAGTCCAGAAAATTGGTGTACATTCCCAGACACTCAAGGCTGTGGTCAGAGAGTATCTCGAATCTGGACAAGAGATGCCCTCTGATCTTTTTAAAACTTACGAAGGTAACCGTACAAAAATAACAAGGAGTTAAATATGAACGAAGTACAAGTAAAAAAAGCGGCACCGATGCCTTCTGCTATATTATTTAGAGAAGACGCCGAGAAAGGTTTTGAGAATATAAGACAAGAAAGTCTTGCCTTACCAATCTTGAAACTTTTACAAAACAGTTCAGGAGAAGCACAAAAACGTAATCAAAATTACGTAGAAAGTGCAGAACCTGGAATGTTATTAAATACAGTTACCAAAAAACTGTATGCAGGTGATGCAGGTATTAATGTAATACCGTGTTACTACAAATTAGAATATCAAGAATGGGCTGACTTTGGTACAGGCTCAGGAAGACCGGAACAAATTTATCCGGATACTTCTGATATTCTAACTAAGACAACTAAAGATGCAGGTAAAGATAGATTACAATCCGGTAATTATATTTTAACAGTGCATCAAAATTACGTACTCATCGTGGGAGATGAGGGGTTGGCTGAAACTGCTTTGATATCTATGAGTTCTTCTCAAGGTAAAATAAGTAGAAAGTGGCAGTCTTTACAAATGTCTCAAGTGCTAAAAGATGAAAATGGTTCTTTTACACCAGCTTCTTACAGTCACTTGTATAACATTTCTACCGTATTAAATACGGGTAAAGGTAATTCTTGGTATGGTTATGCTGTGAAAACAGTAGGACCTGTCGTAGATGTCACTTTATATCAAAGAGCGAAAGACTTTAACGCAAGTTTAAGCAAGTAATTAAGACAATTGGGTGGTAGCAATACCACCCAAAGAAATTTAAGAGGGATATATGTTAGAAAGATTACGTGAAATTTTTAAAGGCTTGGAAACTGCCTACGGTCAAACTAAAAAAACTTCCGAGATTAGACCAAACGGAAAACAAGAAGTAAGATCATTTACTATTAAACAGCCGATAACAAATGAGTTATGGCAATCACATATTGATGGAGTAGAACCCGCTTTAGGAATTGTTCCTATTAACGAGAACAACGAATGTAGGTGGGGAGCGATGGACATTGATGTATATAATTTTGATCATACTGCTTTCATACAAAAAATAAGAAAATTAAATTTACCTTTAATTCTCTGTAGATCTAAATCAGGTGGAGCCCACGTGTTTTGTTTTACTAGTGAGTTTGTACCAGCATCTTTAATGAGAGCCAAGTTGCAAGCAATGGCATCTGTATTAGGATATGCAAAGACGGAAATATTTCCTAAACAAAATAGTGTGAAAGCAGAACGAGGAGATGTGGGTAATTTTTTAAATATGCCTTATCATGGTGGAAATCGTTCCGTTCGTTATGCATTTGATGATGCAGGCAAAGCATTAAAGATGGAAGAATTTTCGGCTTATTATGATAAACATGTTTTAACAAAAAATCAACTAATAGATGTTCAATTTGAAAAGAATCAAACTGAAGAAACTATTTTTCCTGATGGACCACCTTGTTTACAAACCATATTATCTAATGGGGCTATTGTAGAAGGAGAAGATGTAGATCATGCAGGAAGAAATAATGGTTTATTTAATATCGGAGTTTATTTAAGAAAAGTTAATCCAGATACTTGGAAAAATAAAGTTGAAGAATATAACATACCAAGATATATTAATCCTCCCCTAAAAGCTAATGATGTAATCAGTGTTATTAACTCTATTGAAAAAAAAAATTACGATTACAAATGTAACGACAAACCTATCTGTGGATTTTGTCAGGAAAAACTTTGTCATACTAGAAAGTATGGGAAAGAAGGTGCAGCTATGCCAGAGATTACACAAATTAAAAAGCTAGATTCGGATCCACCTTTATTTTTTGTAACTGTAGATGGAGAAACATTAGAAGTAGAGCCTGAGATATTACATGATCCAGAAAAATTTTCTGTTGTTTGTTTAACTCAACTAAATAAACCCTTACTTCCTATTTCTAAACTCTCATGGAGAAAAATGATTTCTAAATTATTAAACGAGATGGATGAACCCTTACCGGCTCCCGATGACATGAGAATAGATATTCAATTAAAAGAAGTATTAGTAGATTTTGTAAGTAGGGCGCCTGGTAAATCTATGTCCGATATTAAAAAATCAAAAGCATTTGTGGAAGATGGTGTTTGTTATTTTAGATGGAAAGACTTCTGGAGATCCTTAATTAGAACTAAGTCTTGGCCAGATAAAACTTATCCAAAAAATAAGACCATGAGATTAGTGCAGAATCTATTTGATGGTAAGCAGGTATTTAAGAAAATAGATGAAAAAACAGAAAGAATTTGGGAAGTAAATAAGATTGAGTTAGACTCAATTAATATAAGAAAGAACAAAGCTAAAGATGCTCCCTTTAAATAGAACTATTATTCCAGGACCTCCGGGAACAGGAAAAACTTATCGTTTGATTAATCACCATCTAGCTAATGAATTGATCACAACAGATCCCAGTAAAATTATTTATATTTCTTTTAGTAATGCAGCAGCTAATGAAGCAAGAAAAAGAATTAAAGAATTATATCCTAGTAAAGATATTGTCGTTAGCACCCTACATTCTTTAGGCACTAGGGAACTAGAAATTAATACTAACACCCAACTGCTACAGGGAAATAACTGGAATGGTTTTAAAAACTATTCTCAGATTTGTAGGGACTTAGAATTTGAAACCGTTACGGGAGATAATGGGGTACCTGAATATAGAAACAATTATATGAAAGTCATTGAATATGCTAAATCTAAAAAAATTACAGAACTAGAAGATGCGGCATTAGAATTAGATATTATTGATTCTATTGATATGGGTTTATGTCAGCAGATTAAACAGGACTTAGACGATTATAAAAGAGATTTTAACATGTATGAATTTTCAGACATGATATCCGAGTTTGTTAAGAAAGATAAATGTCCCTCCCTCGACGCAGTCTTTCTTGACGAAGCACAAGACCTAAGTCCCTTGCAATGGGATATGTTTTTTTACATTGAATCCCGATGTAAGCGTTCCTATATTGCAGGGGATGACGATCAAACAATTTATTCGTTTCAAGGTGCTGATCCTACTATTTTTATTAATCTAAAAGGGACCCTAGATGCACAGGAGCAATCTAGACGAGTCCCTAGAAGCGTGCATCGAGTAGCTATGAGCATCTTATCTAACGTAGAGCAACGAAGAGATAAGGTTTGGATACCAAGAGACGCTGAAGGAGAAGTTATCGAAGATGCTTCTTTAGAACATATTGATTTTAGTAAAGGAAACTGGATGATATTAACCAGAACTAATAATCAAATGAAACCTATTGTGGATCATATGCTGACATTAGGACACAGATTTAATTGTAAATATAATCCTTTACTACCTTTAGAACTTATTGAAGCTATTAATATTTGGGATCGATTAAACAAAGGTGCTAGTGTTTCTGCTAGTGAAGCACAATTAGTATATGAATATTTAACTTATAAAGATGAACAGGTTAAGTTTAGATTCTCTGGTGGCAAGTCTTTAGAGGGATTAGACACGGTTGATTTAGATGAGCTTATGCTTAACCACGGGCTACAAGTGACGGGCAGCTGGGAGCTATTAAACATAGAAGAGGAACAAAAATTATATATTAAAGATTTGTTAGAACGAGGAGAAGATTTAAGCCAACCTTCTAGAATTAAAATATCTACTATTCATGGAGTAAAGGGAGAACAGTGCGATAATGTTATTTTATTTACAGACTTAGAAAAAATTATCTATGACTCGGCTCTCCGAGATAAAGACACAGAACACCGTTTGTTTTTTGTGGGAGTAACGAGAGCCAAAGAAACATTGTACATCATGAATCATGATTACGATTACCAATACAACATAGGAGAAGAAATAATATGAACTGTTGGCATTGCAACGAAGAACTACAAAAGGAGTATAAAACATATGACGACTAAAGAAGATATGGACCGATTGTTTCCAACCTCTAGGCAAGAAGGTGGAAATCATTATTCTAAACATAAAATTCAACCCTATACTTTTATTACTGCGAATGACTTGAGTTTCTTTCAGGGAAATGTTATCAAGTACGTGGTTCGTTATAAAGATAAAAACGGAGTGGAAGATTTAAAAAAAGTAATTCATTATTGTGAATTAGAAATAGAAAGGTTAAAAAATGAGTCTTAGAAATAAAATCGGGTGGAGCCTTACATGAATTTTGCTCTTTTAGTAACCATGTGTGTTATTTATTTTTATTTTTATGTTTGAAGCAGCAACAGAGTGGATATGTCCAGATAGTTTTCCCGATTTAAGTAAAGCAAAATATATTGCGATTGACTTAGAAACTAGAGATCCTGATTTAAAAACAAAAGGATCTGGGGCCATTATTGGTCACGGAGAAATTATTGGTATTGCAGTAGCCGTAGAAGGCTGGTCTGGTTATTATCCTATCGCTCATAGAGAAGGAAACCTAGATAAAACTATTGTATTAGAATGGTTTAAAGAGGTGTGCGCAACCGATGCCGCTAAAATATTTCACAATGCTATGTATGATGTGTGCTGGATTCGAGCAGCGGGGATCCACATCAATGGCCATATTGTAGATACTATGGTGATGTCATCTTTGATTGATGAGAATCGTTTCTCTTATACTTTAAATAGTATTGGCTATGAATATCTAAGAGAAGTTAAAGATGAACGAGGTTTAAAAGAAGCAGCCGAAGCAGCTGGAGTAGACGCAAAATCAGAAATGTATAAACTTCCGGCTATGTATGTAGGAAGCTATGCAGAAAAAGATGCGGAACTAACCTTAGAATTGTTTAAAGTATTATCTAGAGAAATTAACAAACAAAATTTAACAGAAATATTTGATTTAGAAACTCAACTTTTTCCTTGTTTGATTGATATGAAATTTAAAGGCGTGAGAGTAGATGTTGAAAGCGCTCACAAATTGAAAGAAAAACTATCAACACAAGAAAAAATATTGTTAAGAGAGGTACAACAAGGAACAGGAATAGACACTCAAATATGGGCAGCAAAATCCATTGCCAAAGTTTTTCAAAAACTAAATTTACCTTATGAGTTAACAGAGAAAACACAGGCTCCTTCTTTCACTAAAAATTTTCTTCAAGAACATAAACATCCTTTAGTACAGAAGATAGCAAAAGCTAGGGAGTTAAACAAGGCTCACACTACTTTTATTGATACTATTTTAAAACACTCTCATAAAGGACGTATTCATGCGGATATTAACCCTATTCGATCTGATCAAGGGGGAACCGTTACCGGTAGATTTAGTTATTCTAATCCTAACTTACAACAAATTCCAGCGCGTAATAAAGAATTAGGTCCTATGATTAGAGGTTTGTTTTTACCAGAAGAAAATCATACTTGGGGTTGTTTTGATTATTCACAGCAAGAACCTAGATTGGTTGTTCACTATGCGGCTTCTACAGAACCTATTTGTTTTAATGAATCTGTTATTAAGATGGTAGAAAAATTTAAAAACAATGAGGTAGACTTTCATCAAACGGTTGCTGACATGGCGGGCATCTCTAGATCCCAAGCGAAGACTATTAACTTAGGATTATTTTATGGTATGGGGAAAGCAAAATTACAAGCTGAACTTGGTTTGAGTACGAAACAAGAAGCGGAAAATTTATTTAATCAGTATCATGAGAATGTACCTTTTGTTAAAGAACTAATGAATAGAACTTCAGCGGATGTACAAATTTCTGGATCTCTTGGAACTTTATTAGGTAGACGATGTAGATTTAATAAATGGGAACCAAAAACATTTGGTATGCATACACCAATGACTCTTGAAGAGGCAGAACGAACCTATGGTCGGGGAAGAATTAAAAGAGCTATGACTTACAAAGCATTAAATAAATTAATTCAAGGTTCCGCAGCGGACATGACCAAGAAAGCGATGCTAGATTTATATAATGAAGGAATTATACCACATATCCAGATACATGATGAACTAGATATCTCTGTTAAATCTCCAGAACAGGCTAAAAAAATAATTGAAATCATGGAAAATGCTGTTACATTAGCAGTACCAAATAAAGTAGATTATGAATCAGGTAAAACCTGGGGTGATATCTATGGATAAATTATGGCATATCTTAATTCAAATATACCACCACTGTATTGTTCCGTTAGGAAAGAGTATCTTTATGATCTTAAAAATCATCATGGAGAAAGTGAGGAGTGTGTGGTCTTCGGGTTTGCATCAATCTCCGGCAAAGCCATCTTGTTTCACGCCTTATTACCAAACGGTGCGGTATACTATCGCCT